GGCGATGCTGGCGATCGCCCAGACGGGCGGCTCGCCGCTCGTCGAGAACGTCGGCGTAAAGGTCGCCCCAGTGCCGCTGCCGGTGATCGCCAGCGTCGGGGCCGCGCGGCCGAGACTCGCGTAGTCGGAGCCGCCCGACAGGAGCTGGACGCCGGTGATGCCGCCCTCCTGCCCGAACACCGCAGAAGCCGAGGTCGTGACCCGGGCCACGGCCCCGCTGCCCATCGGCTGCGCCGGCGACGACGGCCAGCCGTAGGGATAGCCGAAAGCCCCGGGGTAGCCGTAGGACGGCCCGGTCTCGGCCGGGGCCGGGCTTTCGTACCAGGAGCGGAACTCGACCTCGTGGTTATAGGGGCCGGCGATCTCGTCCGCGAGCGTGCCGAATGTCACGGTCACAGTGTTTGGCAGCGAGCCGCTGCACTGGGCGCAGGGCGAGCCGCTGCACCCGCAGCACCCGGGCAAGAGGATGCCGACCGGGTACATGCCAAGCGCCACGAGTAGGATCAGCCAGCCGCCGACGGAGAGCGGATCGGTTTGGGCGAGCAGGTCGAGCATCAGCACTCCGCCGCGATCAGGTACCAGCCGTTCAGCGGGCCGCGGGCCACGGCGACCCATTTCCCGCTCGCCACGTTCGCGAACTTGTTGACGCAGCCGGCGAGCGTTCCGGTCTGCGTCTCGGAGCCGGGCGTGCCGCCCTCCCAGAGCTGGATCGTGGCGGTCGATCCTTTGTTCCAGATCGCGGTCGTCTTCCCGAGCCGGATCGGCTCGCCGTCGTCGCCGCCCTGCCGGAAATGGATCGGCGGCTGATCGCGGCCGCTGCGCTCGTAGGCGAGCGTCGCCGCGGCGACCCGGCGGGCGGCGTCCTCGGTGAATCTGACCTTCCGGTCCATGCGTCAGGGCCCCGGCGGGACGGGGACGATCGACGGCGTTCCGAACTTCGCGCCGAAGGCCGTCGTCGGGTAGACGTTGAACGTGAGCGCCTCGGGGTCCTGGCCGACGGCCTTCGCGACGCCGTTGGACAACGCGACCGGCTGCTTCACGGGCTTCCCGTCCTGGCCGACGATCACCTTTCGCTTCGTGCCGGTCGTCGACGGGGCGCCGCTGGAGTCGCACTTCTCCTGAAAGCCGAGATCCCAGGGCTTCAACTGCCAGCCGTCGGGGTCGAGGCGAAACTCCCATTTCGTCTCGACGTACTTCTTCACCGCCCCTTCCTCGTCGTTCTCGTCGAGCTTCTGCGACTGCCGCTCGTCGGCACTCTTGAGCGATACCTTCCACTTCCCGGCCGGCTCGCCGTCCCACTGGTCGGAGTTTAGAACTTGGTCAGGACCCAGCCGCGCTCCTCGCGTTCGCGGGACAGGCCCTCGATCGGGTCTCCGGCCGAGTTGACGATCAGATCGTTATCGCGGTCGCGGAACGCCGGGACGCTCGTCGTGCCGCCCGACGCCTGCCAGAAGTCCTCGGGGATCCCGGTCGTCGCGTTGATCTTCTTCCCGTTCGGCGGGACGTAGAACTGGACGGTCACGATCCAGAGCATGCCGACATCGTCGGCCAGGCTGACGTCGAATTCCATCGCCTTACATGCCGGGAAGTCCCAGTGAGGCACGCCGTAGCCCTGGCCGGTGGAGTTGGCGATGACGATTTTCGACGTCCGCGGGTTGTCCACGCGGACCCGCCACTTCTCCGTGGGCCGGTAGGATTCGCCGAGTTTGCCGGAGAGGCCCCCGGAGGGGAGCCACTGAACGGAGACGACAGCCATCGGATCAGCCCCCCTCGATCGCAAACGGGTACTCGTCGTCGCCGCCGCCCAGGCCGTCGCGGATCTGCTCAAGGACGGAGAGTTGCTTTTCCTGGACGTCTTCCGTGCCGCCCCGCATCAGCCGGAACATCTCCGAGATCCCCTCCTGCGATCGCGAGTCAATGCCCTTGAGGGCCTGATCATTCCGCAGCTCGGCCGCCGGGGCCGCCGCCGGGGGCGTCGCCCGCGAGGCCGTGTCCACCTGCGCGGCCGAGTCCTTGGCCTTGGCGATCGAATTTTCGACCATCGTCGTCAGCGGCCCGGCGATCGCGGCACCGACGGGGGCGGCCGACTCGCCGAACGCCCGCTCGAATCCGGCCTTCGAGTCGGCGAGGTTCTGGTCGATGCCCTTCGTTATCTCCGCGTTGAACGCCTTCGCCCCTTCGACGTAGGCGTCGAGGCTGGAAGTGTCGAGACCGAGGAACCTCCCGCCGGCCCGGAGGAGCCGCGCTATCCCCTCGACGACCGCCCCGAACCCGAGGACGACAACACCGAGCCCGGCCTCCGCGGCGTTGAACACGCCCGACAGGAAGCCGGCGATCCGATTCATCGCGTCGGCCACGGATCCCCACTGGCCGCCCACCTGGGAGACGTACTCCCAGACGCTCGACAGGTTGGCGATCAGCCAGTCGCCGATCCCGGCGAGGAACCGCGCCCCCTGGAGGATCCCGTCGCCGATCGCCTGGCCGATGTTCGCGCCGCCCATCGAGCCGACCAGGTTCGTGAACGTGTCTGCGACCTTCTTCACTTCCGGGGACAGGTAGGCGACGACCTGGTTCACGACGCCCTCGATCGCCTTGCCGGCCATCGTGAAGGCGTCGTTCATCGCCTCGACGTCCTGCCCCTGGGCGTTGGTCAGCGTCAACCCCAGCCGCTCGGCCTGCTCGCGGGCCTGGGCGATCCCCTCGGCCCCCTGGGAAAAGAGCGGGAGCAGATCGACGCCCGACCTGCCGAAGATCTGGACGGCCGCGGCCGCCCGCTGGGCCTCCGTCGGCAGCTTCGCGATCGCCGCCGCGATCGCGTCGAACCGCTCCGAAGCCGACATGCCCCCGAGCTGGTCCACCGAAAGGCCGAGCCCGGCGAAGGCCGCCTGGGCCACCTTCGAGCCCTGCGACGCCTTGACGAACATGATGTCGGCCTTCGTCGCGGCCTTCGCGATCGTCTCCATGCTGACGCCGGCCAGGTCGCCGGCGAGGGCCAGCCCCGAGAACTCGCCGAGCGTCATCCCGAGCCGGGCCGCCAGTTTGCTTTGCCGCCACGAGCGCGGTCATCCCGCTCCGGAGACTGCCGACGGCGGCCTCCATCTTCGACATGCTGCCGACGGCCTGATTCACGCCCGAGACGAGCCCGCTCGTCGAGGCCGTGAATACTGCGCGTACCTTGCCGATGTCCGCCATTTCCGCTCCCTCTTCAGCCCGGGCAGGGCGGCCAGGGCCGCCTCGATCTCCTCGTCGGTCTGCGGCACCGCCGGCCGGCTTTCGTCTCCCTCGCGATAACTGGGCAGGAACCGCTCCTCATCGCCCCGGTCATACCGGCACCCGAGCGCCGCCCGGATCAGGGCGGTCATCCGCCCGGCCCGCCGCCACGGGTTGCCCCACGGCTCGACCCGGTAGTAGGCCGCCCACCGCGCCAGTTGTGACCGCGTGATCCGTGGTTTCAGTTCCTCCTCGACGTTGATCTCGCCCGCCTCCAGAGCCAGCCGGTAGAGCATCAGCTCGAGCGGCTGGCGTCGGAGTTTTTTTCCAGTTCCTCGACCTCGTCCTCGGTCGGCCCGGCCATGAGCTTCATCGCCGCCTCGGCCACCTCGGCCACGCCGGCGGCCGGCATCATCGCCACGGCGTCGAGGCCCTCGTCGCCCGGCGGGATGATCGGCTCGCCTTTCTCGTTGACGAGCATGATCTGGAGCAGCCGCGCGGAGAACGGGGCGTCGGCCGCCTTGTTCCGGTTGCAGTACATCCGCCAGATGTCGAGGTCTTCGGCGGTCGGGTCTTTGATGAGGACCGTCCGCTTCCACGCCTTGCAGAAGTAGGGCATCGGGGCGCCGGGCGTCCCGAGCGCGAGGAGATCGTCGAACGTCGTGATCGTCGTCATGTCATCGCCTTCCTGTGAGCTGGAACGAGCAGGAGCCGGTGGCAAACTCCCCCTTCCTGCCGGAATGACTCCAGCGGGTGAGGATCGCCTCTCCGGAGTAGGTGTTCCCGGGGGCCGAAAACGTCAGCAGCCCGCGCATCCCGACGTCCGTGATCGCGAACGACGGCGGCCCCCAGAACTGGAAGGACGCCGTCGCCGATTCGATCGAGGTACAGTCCCATTCCTTCAGGACCCGCGAGGCCTCTCCGTAGCCGACCACCTGGCTGTCACCGTGGGTGACGTCCTGGAGTTGACCGGCCTGCGCCTCTGAGTCAAACCCGGTCAGCGCGCCGATCTGGACGCCGGCGAAGGTGACGATGCACGGATGGGAACTGGGGGGCAGGGGCACGGATCACCCCCGGATCAGGACAGGACCTGCTCGAACGTGGCCGAGCCCTCGACGAACGCGCCGGTCTTTCGGCTGATGCCCGACGCCGTGCACCGGTAGGTCCCAGTGCCGCCGGTCGTGGTGAGCGTGCCCTCGGCACCCTCGGTCGGGCCGGTGGCCGTCCCGTAGGCCCGGAACTGGATCGTCACCTTCTTCGGGTCGGCCGGCTCCTTCAGCGGGGCGTTCGCGTAGACCTTCTCGCTGCCGTCGGCGAGGTCGAGCGTCGAGAGGTCCACCCGCTCGCGGCTCGGGGCCGAGCCCTCAAGGCTAATGTCCATGCACTTGTAGGTCGAGCCGGCGAAGGAGAACGTCGTCCCCTGCGAGCTGATCCAGGTCACGGGATCGGGCATGGTCATTCCTCCCAGGTGATCGCGTAGGTCTGTTCGACGATGTAGGTCGGGATGTCGCGGCCTTCGAGGAACACCGCGTCGCCGTCCTGCTGGCCGGTAATCGTCGTTTCGTGAATCTTCAAGTCGCCCGCCACCCCGGTAAAGTTTCGGAGCGCGGCCCGAATCAGCCGGGCAAGCTGCTTCGCCTGGAGGTAGCCGTCGGCGCAGATCGAGACGGAATAGGTGCCCTGCACCAGGGTCACGGAGCCGAATCCCTCGTCGAGGGTCTGGAGGTCCTCCTGCCCCGCCTGGCCGTACATCACGAACGGCGGCAGGACGCCCTCGGGGACGGCCAGCGGGTAGGCCGGGCAGCCGGCCGCGGCCTCGATCGTGTCGCGGAGCCAGCCCTCGGTGTAGTTCGTGGGGATCGGCATGGGGTCACCTCTTGCGGCGGAAGCCAGGGTTGCCGCCTGGGTTCTTCCCGGCGGCCAGTTCTGCGCAGGCCTTGCTGAGGGCCTTTCGCATCTCGCCGACGAGCATCTTCGACGCCGGCTGTTTGACCTGGGCGTAGGTCCGATCCATGATCTTTCGGGGCTCGATCTGGGTCGTCCCGAACTCCAGCCAGATCGCCTTCCGGCTTTCGGTGCCGTACTTGTAGCCAAGCCGCCCGATCACGAAGCCGTCGCGGTTCTTGCCGACGTACTTGGAATTTACGGTCGCCGCCCGCCGCAGGGCTCCGGCGATGTTCTTGATCTTGCCGGAGCCCTTCGTGAACCGGCCTCGCGTGTCGCGGGTCACCGCCGACGCGCGGAGCGTCTTCTTTCTCTTCGGGGTGTTTTTCCGCAGGACCGGGACGCCGGTCTTCAAGGCCCGTTTCATCGCGGCCCCGAGATGCTTTTTCGCGATGTTCCGCGGCAGCTCGTCATAGCGGGCCATGAGCGCCCCTACCTGGCCCGACATGCCCCGCCAGTTGAGCGCGATCATGTCGCCTGCTCCTCGACGGTCAGCTCGTGTTCCTCGCGGGCGCCCTTCTCGACGACCGCGGAGATGTAGAGGAGCCGGTCGCCACGGCTCACCCACCGCAGCCGCCAGTTCCCGCGGAGGCCCTCGACGTAGCGGATGCGGACGGTCGCCTGGGTCGAGCCGCCGATCTGGCCGCGCCGCTGCTGCTCCGAGTAGCTGACCGCCTCATAGGAGCCGTAGACGCGGCCGACCTCGGTCCACGCCTGGACGCTCTCGCCGAGCGCGTTCCGGGTCTCGGTCGGCGATTCGATCGCGAACACCTCGCGAAGCAGTCCGGACGGGAGCCCCATTTCACCAGCCCCCGTCGTGGGATTCGCTGGCGAGCAGGGCCTCGAAGGCCTGCGGCAGCTCGACCGCCGTGTCCTCCGCGAGGACGCCGCGGTTCTTGAACAGGTGCTCGACGTACATCAGCAGGGCCGCGCGGATCTGCGGGGCGACGGGCGTCCCGGGGGCCACGCCCCCCCAGTAGGTCGCGACCACCTTCCCGACCGTGCCGGTCGGCAGCGTCACGGTCGCCGGCGGGGCGGCAAGCGTCAGGACGGCCGGGGCCGTCGCCCAGGTCGCCCGGTACTGGGTCGCGACGAGCGTCTGGCCGAGCCGCCGCTCGATTAGCCGGCGACCGGCGGCGATCTTCCCCAGGAGGAGCGTGTCGTGGTCGGCCTGGTCGGGCATCAGGCCGACCTGGGCCTTCGCCTCGACGAGGCTCACGGGCTCGATTACCGGCCACTGGATCACGCGGAGGGTGTCTGGTTTCATGCCTGGGTCACCGAGTGGAGGTAGTTCGGCTGGGCCGTCGTGAGCGACACGGTGCCCCCGAGGAAGATGTCGGCGTAGACCTTGCCGCCGATCACGTTCTCATGCCAGCACTCCAGCCGGAACGATCTCGGGTAGGCGACGTAGCGGCCGTCGAAGTCGAGGCCGGAGATCCCGTAGAACGTCGCCGGGACGAACGTCAGCGTCACCACCCGCCGGCCGGAGCCGTCGGTCGTGATCGTCTTCGGGACGACGATCGTCTTCCCGGCGTCGGCCGCCGTCGCCTCCGCGTAACACGTCCAGCCGGAATAGTTCAGACTTGCGACGAACGTCACGGTCACGACGACGCTCGCGCCGCTGCGGACGAGGTCCACTTTCGCCGACCCCATGCCGCGGAGCGGCGTGACGATCAGGTTCTTCGCGGCGGTGTTCGGCTGGGCCGGGATCGGCACGGGATCACCTCGTTTCGATCACGACCGACTCGACCGC